TCCCGTTCTCATGTATACCCTGGACTAGCGTCCTGGGCTACTTTTAGGTACAGGCCGGGCACAAGGTTGACACTTTCGTTCCCACAGCAAAGGCCTGCGTCTTCTGGTTCTCACTCTCGCTTTAACTCCTGTGGTACTTCTTTTCAACGGTATTTACGGCACAAACGAGGGACCCGTCCTTCGTTTGAGAACCGGAGGACCTTAGCTCTTTAGATCTTTTTGGCGCACGGTAATGTTTCTTCCGCTTTCGGTGCGCACACGCACGATGCGCATATTCGGATCCACATAGAGAACTCTCGCCAGCGCGCCGCCGGCCAACCTTACCCTGGCCCCTTTAACGATGGGACCTTTCACTACCCGTTCCGCTCCATTCCTGGAGTTGAATCGCTCCATCGCAGAATCGTTGATAAACCTTGCGGCCACACGCGCCTGGTCGGCAGTTCTGCCTGCAAGCTCTGCATTGCGCACCTTCTTGTAGTCGTGGTGCTCCTGCCGGTTTGCCTCCAGCACTTCTTTGGGGACAATCTGCAGCTCCTCAGACGACCCATTCGGCATCTGCAATTGGAGCGAATAGCTGCGGTAGTGATATTCGGGATCCCCAAAGGTGAAGTTGTCCTGCTGCCGTAACACTGGAAAGAGCCGCTTCACCGCGGCCACCACCGCATCTTTTGCTTCTATGGACGCGACCGCGATTTGCGCCGCGCCGTAGTCACTCACCGTCTCCGCGGGCTGGCCCTGGCCGGCTATCTTTTCCGCCAGGCGCGCTGGATTTTTTCGATCGCGGCTCGCCGCCAACCTTGCCCCAGGGACGTGCCTGATCGCCTGCAGCAGCCGGGCCTTGTAGGCCGGCATTGCTTCGGTGGCCAGCGCCTGGTTGATGGCAGGGCTATCCGTTGGCTGCACGATCTTGCGGCGGGAAGCGAGCTCCATGGCGCCCACCGCCTGCGGGCGCGCAAATGTATTCGTTACTATTGCAAATCCCAGCTCCGCCAGCGAGCGAGGATGTTTTTGCGCCAGCGATGTTACGGGTTCGAAGCCAAGCACTGCGAGTGGATGCGCTGCCATAGGTAACATGCACCAAAGGGTTGCCTGAAAGAGAATTAGGAACAATAAAGAGTCACGAAACCTCTCGCTGCAGACCGGGTTAGCATCGTATGTAAGGTCGTTGTACGGAGAGAGAACGATGAAAATCAAATGGATCGCTAGCTTGATCTTAGCTTCGGCAATTACCGCTCCAGCGTTCGCGCAAGTCGGCATATACATACGCACCGCTCCACCGCCGCTGCGCTATGAGGTTCGCCCCGCGCTTCCCGGTGCGGGCTACGTTTGGGTGGACGGGTATTGGAACTGGGCCGGGGGACGTTACGTGTGGATCCCCGGAGTGTGGCGCCGGCCACCCTATGCGGGCGCCTATTGGGCCCACCCCCACTACGACCACTACCCCAACGGCTGGGCATACCACCAAGGTCACTGGGATCATGAAGACCACGGCGACCACCATGACTGGGGCCATCACTAAAGCCCGCATTTTACACACCCAGGCCCGGCTGAAAGGTTGGGCCTGGGGTACATGAATAGGTACATTTTTCGCTACGCCTCATCCAACACTTTAAGGTTTTCGTCGATCTGCCTTGCGGCGTGAAGGTTCGCCTTGGGCAGATAGCCGACCTGTCCCTTCGAGCAAACCTTGATGTAGCGGGGATCTCCGCTGCGGCCGGGTGTTACTTCCGGGCCAGGGGATGCGGCGGCGAAGTATCCTGCCAGCCCACGGCGGACGGGCGTGCCATCGTCGCCGGCGGGGACCCGCGACGGGGTCGCCTGCGAAGGCGGAGTTGCCAGGTTACCGGTTAACGGAGTCGATTCTCCCGGTCCGCTCTGTGGAGCATGATCGGGGGGTGGCAGCACCAGGCTCTGCGCTTCGGCCGGTGACAGAATCTTCCTGAGCAGGCGGCCGGCCTCATCGTCCTCGATACGGTAATCGCGATCTTCGGCCATGGTTAGAGCTTTCCTACCTTGCCCAGAGTGCCGGCAGCGCCATTGCCTACCTCATCCCAGAAGCTGGGCGTCTTGGCTGCCTGGGTCTCGTTCCCCAGCGTGCTATCGGCGGCATTGGAAGACCCACCGTAGAGCGACTCATCGGCGCCGATTGGCTCGGCGGACGCGCCCAGAGCCGCTTGATTGTATCCGGCCTCGCTCGATATGCGCTGCTGCTGCGCTTTGGCCAGGTCGCTCGACAGGTTGCGGGTGTTTTGCTGCGCCGCGGCAGCAGCGGTCGCTGCATCGGCGGCGCTGTTTTGGCCCGTTCGCAGGGCCTGGGATTGCAGCGCGCCTTGCAGCGAATTCGATCCCGCGTCTGATACGTTAGCCAAGCCGGGGTTGATGGTCTGATCGTATTCGCCCCCCTGGGTATAAGGGTTGCCGGAAACAAACCTTGCCAGCTGGTTGTTGTAATTCCCGATGGCGTTTTCTGTCGAGCCGAAGGCCGACTGCGCGTTGCCAAAGTCGGTGGCGTTCTCGTTCGACGCGGTGTTGAATGCTTGCGTGGATTGGCCTCTACTCATATTTTCCTCTCAGGTCTTTAGCAAAGTGGGCGAGCTCGCGGTCGACGCAAGCGAAGCCCGCTCGCCGCAATGGTTTCTGGATCATCTTCTTGAGCGGACGCGGGACAAAACACTCCAGCCAGCGAAAGCCCTGGAGCTTGAGTACGTAGGCAAGGCCGTCTATCTCCCGGCGCCCGAACGCCGTGGCCTTGGGATCGCAACCCACAAAGCGCAGCTCCGCGATCGTTTCCACGTAGATACAGTTCCGGATGGTCCCGCCACCTGTCCCGGCCGCGCCGGGATCTTCCACGCCGACGAGGGCGATGGCAATCGCGGGACCGAAGAGGTTAGGCAGCTCATAATTAGTACCCTGCGCGGCCTGGTGCTCCCGGTGCAGCCGCTGAATCACGGGCCAGTCCTGCTGGGTTGCCTGGCGTAGCGTGATGCGGTTCATCGCACGGTCAGCCCATGCTTGGCGGCGTAGTCAAGCATCTGACGTTGTGACGTATTCAATGCTTCAGTTATTTGCATGACGGCGGCGGCAGGGTCCAGGCTGCCCAGGTTGTCTTTAGGGTGGACCGCTCCGCACGCGGGGCAGGAGTCGTGGCCGACGGCCAGTTGTACCAGGTGACGATGGCCGCGTTCGTCACGCAGCTCGATCACATGAAAGCCGCTGGCCACATCCAGGTACTGCTGGTGCAGGTTAAACATTGGCGTAGAGCCTCCCTCCGTTGCTGCCGGTGGCCCCGCCGCCGCCGGCGACTCCGCCGCTCACGCCACCCGAGGCAGTTACGGTGGGCGTGCTGGAGTAGCCACTGCCCGCGCTGCCCGGCGTAACCTGGGTGACTGCGCCGGCTGCCACCACGGCTGTTGCCGTAGCACCGCTGCCCGAGCTATCTGTGATGGTCAGCGTGGGCGCCGCGGTGAGCCCGTTGCCGGGGTTGATGATCTGGTAGGCGACGATCGCGCCCCCGGTGACCACGGCATGAATTACCGGCAATGCCAGTCCGCTGGCATTGGCGATGACCGATATCTTGCCCACCGGCACCCAGGTATCAGGGAAGGTCTGCGCCAGTTGCGGCTTGAGCTGATAGGTTTGCCCGTCCCAGACCACGAAGCCATTGGCCGCGTAAGCGACATTCAGGATGGTCCCCGATGGTATTACTTTAGAACCGTTACCAAGGATAGAGGTCCACGAGGTGCCGGCCCCGCCTGAGCCATAGATCCTTACCGTGGCCGTGCTGCCATTGGCAATTGAGTCTACCGTGGCATAGTTTGACTGGTTGAGGGAGAGGTTGCTGCCGCTGGCCGAAGAGCTCACCAGGCCGGAGCTGACCGCGCCCGGCTGAGCGATATAGCTGCTCCAGTTTTGCTGGTTATAACTCGATCGCAACCGCCAGAACAGAGTCACGCCTGGATTGGGCAGAACATAACTGGTGTTGGTGCTGACGGGGTAAGTCGTTACTCCGGAGCCAAAGTTGGCTAGCGGTGAGCTTGACAGCTCCTGATAGATAGGCGCGTTAGTCGGATTGCGTGGCGCCGTGGCCCCGGAAGCGTTCTGCGGTGTGGTGATGGAGACGGTGAAACTGCCATTTGCTCCCGTCACCGCAAGCTGAGAAGGAGCCGGCGGCGCGGTGAAGGGAGCCGCGCTCGCGTCTATCTTGCTGAGCGGCGTTGTACCCGTCTGCGCGTAAAGAGACTGTAGAGCCAGATGCATGCCGGTCAGCGTCTCACGCAGATCGCTGTTGCCCTTGGCGGCGGAGTTGATCTGCGCCAGGTTCACACTAAGCGCCATCGCCGCTCCTGCCGGTAAATAGTGGGCGGGTGAACAGGCTACAATATTTCAGAGCAAACCAGGCATTGGCGATTGCCCCGTTGGTAAAGCGCATGCGGAAGCGCTCATTCTGCCCCCGTGCGCCGCCGTCGTAGCCTCTCCAGTTTTCCGCGGTCAGGGGGAAAGGCGCCAGCTTGATCTCGTTGGTAACGTTACCAGGAGAGCCCTGCTGCGAGTCGACATACGTTCTTGCCACCATCACCGATACAGTCATCGAGCCTTCGCCAAGAGCATTGATGCTGACGCCCCCCAGCATGGAAACCTCCATCAGATCCTGGGTGCTGGTGGTTTCGTACTGGCATGTGATTCCGGCTCCGTTGTCGTTGTAGATGCCAGTGGCAATCATTTGCACCGTGCCATCGGGCGAAGAGGATCCAATCAGCACCTGGGATTGGCGCAGGGCGCCGAATGGCGAGGCATTCTCCGGCAGCTGGCGCTCACAGCGCACGGCCACCAATCCAGCTATATCGTCCAGGCTCCACTTGCGCGCGGCGCCCATGGCCACTTCCCGGCCCGCATATTGGCTGAAGTGGATGGGGCCCGACAGGCCTTCCATGTAATTCATGGTCAGTGTCTTGTTAGGCGTGGTTGCGTTGCCTATCGGAACGCCTATGCGGATCTCTTTGTTTTCTTCATCCACGCAGCACCAGATCAGATGCTGGTAGTCCCAGTTGATGGTCTGCCATAGGGTAGGGATCTCTTTGGTCATGAGCTTGGGTTGCGGTTCGCTGGGTGCGTAAGCGTAGGCTCCGCTGCGATGCACGAAGAAGAGAAATTCGTTGGTGACGCAAACTGCCCGCGGCCCGCATGGTCCTACGCCCTCCCACCGCTGCTGTACCGACCAGGTGGAGGGATCGGTTGCCGTGGGAGAAATGGTGAAGCCGGAGCGCTCCTTGAGCGAGAAGAGCGTCCCTTGAAATTCACGGGCGCAAATGCAGCGTTGCCCGTTGCCGTTCCCTACCTGGATCGGGCTGGTGTCGCCATAATAAGACTCCGAGTCCGCGGCCAGCGAGATATAGTGTCCCGATCCGTATCCATCGACCCCGCTCAGCACCACGCGATCGTTCGATGGCGAGTAATAGACATCGACGGCCGCGGGCGGGAGTATGCAGCGCAGCCGGTCCGTCATGTCGGTGGAGGTTTCCGCTTCAAGAAACTCATCGGTGAAGTTGAAGAATGCCGTGGTGGTAGTGTTGTCGCCGATGACCGTCGCCGTCATGGGGATGCCGGCGCTTACCGTGGCCGAAGGAATGTAAAAGAAGGGGCCGGCATTCGTTCCATCCGCCACAGTGAAGCCAATTGTCCGGTTGAGGGTGTTGCTGGGCCCAATGGGAATATTGGCCATGTACAGTTCGTAGCCGGGCACATCCACGCTGACCGAGGTAAAGGCTGTGACCGTGCCGCTCAAATTTCCGTTGCAATTGGTGAAAGCGATGCTGGCATAGCGAAGGCCGGGGCTGGCGTCGGGAGCAATATTGCCGGCTGCGCCTGAGCCGTTAGCCACGGGAGCAGGCGGTCCGCTGGCGGTTGCAGTAATGGTAGCGGTGGTAAGCGGCTGAAATGACCCTACCAGCGCGTAGCTGCTGCGGGCAGGCGCGGCCGCTCCTGTGGCCACGTCGGCTTCATAGAGATTCACTCCCGTGATTTGATACAGCGTCGAGGGAATGGGGACCTGCACCGCATCATCGAGGACGGTGTCGATCAGCACCCCGGCTACAGAAGGCAGCGTCTCTCCAGCTGCGTTGGTGAAGGTCGCAATCACGTAGACATCGCGCCCAGCAGGAAAGCTGCCCGAGCCGGATGCGCGTTCGACGGCGGGTGTTGGCGGGGTCGGCAAGCCGCCGGGAGTGACCCGGGCCGTGTTGGACGAGGGAGGTGCAACGCCGGCTGCCGTGTTTGTCACCGTCACCGTTGCTGCCAGCGCGAAATTTCCCACCTTGGCAAAGCTCGCCGCGGAGGGCGCCGCTGTTCCTGTGGCCACATCGGCCTCATACACGTTGACAGAGACTGGCTGGTACGCCGTGGCCAAGCCACGCATCCAACCCGGCAGGTTGGATAAGGCAGGCACTGTGAACTGGGCTGCGTCGTTCAAACGGGTGTTGACCAGGATGCCAGAAGCTGAGGCGATCGACTCTCCCTGCGCGTTGACATAGGTCATCTGGAGGTACACATCGCGGCCGGCGGCGAAGGCTCCGCCACCGGCGACCCGGACAGGCTGGGGAGAGTTAGGCGCCGGCAGACGGTTCACCAGCACCGGGGTCAGTTCCTCCCAGGTAACGCCGCCATCTGTAACCGTGGCGTTTTCGGTGAGCGGCCAGGTTGGCTCAACGGCGCTTGTAGTGCCGGCGGCGGTGCAGCGGTAGAGGTGTCCATTGCCGCCGGCCGCGGTTGGTTGCACGTACTCGCCCACCAGGTACGGCGTGGATTTCATCCACGCCGCACCCAGCGGTTTCTGCCCGTAGGGATCCAACTGCTGCGTGCTAAGCCCGTAAACGTTAATTGGGGCGGACGGCGTCTGCAGGTCAGAGTAGGCGACCAGGGCGCGGTTGTAAGCCTCGGTCACGATTGCATGAGAATGAGCAGGCTGGGTTACCAGCGGTCCCTGCACGCGCACCAGGATGCCGCTCCCGGCGGGGCGTTCGACGAGCAGATAGCCGTCCGTATCGAAAATAAGCGGGACCTGAAAGAGAGTCTCGCCTGGATTCTCCGGGGTATAGATCAGAGAAGCCAGGCCGGAGATGGCCGCCTGGTTTGGACCCTGCATGACGGTCTGCAGACCATAGCGCGTGGCTACCGTGGTGAGCTGAAATCTGCAATTCTTGCAGACAGCCGCAACGCCCATAGGCAGCACGGTCGGATCGTCATTATCGACGAGTCCACCGAAGCGCGTGAACTCGTGCGGGATGAAGCCGTCAAAATTCATTTGCGGGTTTAGACGCGGCGCTTCTGCAGGGTAAGGATCACGTTTCCGCCCGTCACCGCCGAGTTATACGCGCCGGAAACAATCGTTCCGCCGGGCTGATAGACGTTGATGAGAAACGCGGTCAAAGTCGAGCCGCTGATTTTCGGCTGCACGTAATAACCGCCGATATCTTCCAGGTAGACGGACGGGCCCAATGACAGCGGTAGCTCGAAGACGCCTTCTACATCCAGGCCGTTGGGGTTAGTCAGCGTGGTCAGGTTGAGCGGATCTCCACCGGAAGTGAAGCTACCGCTAAAGGTAAGCTGGATGAAGATGGTAAAGTTGCGATCCCCAGCCCCAGCCGTGTAATCGATGATTGCTCCTGAAACTGCCATGGTTTCTCCTTAGTAGAAAATGAATAGCTAAGATCGCCGCCGGGTTTGTCTCGCCGTCCGGCGCACCTGGCCTTGTTCGGCGCGGACGAGCTGCTCCATGATTTCGTCCATGCCCTCCAGGGCCTTTTGCTCGTATTGCTGGGTCCACGCCGCATTGCCGCGGACGGTGGCAATCAGCGCCGCTGTGCCATAGGCGACGACATAGCCAATCCGCGGATGGGAAAGCAGCACGCTGTCATCGCTGGTCAGCGGCGGCGGTCCAAACTCCCCACGGACACGCAGGTCCACCGCGATGGAGCAATTGGTGAGCCAGATCACCTCGCTGCGAAACTCCCATCCTGCTACGCCCTCGCGCGGAACCAGGTCGGGAAGGACCTCGTAATTAGGCACCAGCCGGTAATACGATGGGTCGTCTCCCGCCGCCTTCCAGTCGATGCGCAGCGGCTGGTCGGTCAGGGCCGCGAGCGGGCCGCTCCCGGTCTGATAAGTGCTCAGGTTCGGAGTGCCCGGCGGAACACCCGGCACTTCCACCACCGCGATGTCCCACGAAGACTGGGTGGATGCCAGTTGCGAGTTAGCATCGTCGTACACCTCGCAAATCAGGGGCACGACAAAGCTATCGGTCAGATACGATCCCTGGGGATCATCCAGCAGATTGCGTACGCGCGCCTTTACCTGGCCTAGCGTCCAGCTCACGCGAACTTACCCTTCGCCAGTTCCCGCTCGACCTTGATCTGGTTTGCGATCTTCCACTCGTGCGCTGTCAGGCGGTCCATCTCCACGGCGTTGTAGGCGATGCGCGCCTGCTTGTATGCGTCCAGGACGCGGAAGATGTGGTTACAGTTCACGCACAGGATTGCTCCCGCCTTGGGAACAGCCATGCAGGAGGGGCAAGGGTCCGGCTGCTTTTCGGTAAGTGTGTTGGCCTGCATCACCCAGCGGGGCAACTCGGGAATCAGCCCTTCTTCGACGGCCAGGCGCGCCAGGTCGCGATGCATGTCATTAATGTTCATGCGCTGCGAGTCGTTCTCGTACCAGGCATTGGCTGATTGCAGTCGCTGCAGAATGGAGCTGTTGCGCTTTTTACGGATGGCCGTCAGCGTCTCGTGGAAGTCGCGCTCGCGGACCTCCACGTAAAACTCACCCGTGTCGCTATAAGCTACTTCGGGTACGCGGATCACTCCTCCTTTCCTGATGGAGGCCGGGTCATGATCGCCGACGTAGCAGAGCACTCCGCCGAAGCCGCCATCCTGCTGCACGTATTCGCGAATGTATTCGGCGGCCAGCACCAGCGGGATCGCCGGCACCGGTTCCATCTGCATCATGTTTTGCGCGTCGCAGCCCAGATCCTTGTGGCCCCAGCGCGTATCCCGGATGACATGCACGGTGTAGGGTTTGCCGGGCGGGCAGGCAGCAATCTCCTCCGGGAAAAAGACACCGCCATTGATCTTTAGGGGAAAGGGGTTCAGGTTGAGGATGGTGACCGGCTTGTCAGCTTCCGCCTGCTTGAGCAGCCGCTGAATCTCGGCATACCGTTTGGCGGTCCAGCGCTGACCCGGGTCACGGAACTTGCCGGGGTCCTTGCCCAGCAAAGCCTCCGCGTTGGCGCGCTGCATCTCAGGGGTAATAACGACTGTTGCCATGAATGGAGCTCCTTATGGATGTGAAGATGGAGGTAATAACTAAGTCCGCCGGGTGAAAGCATTCGAAACATTTCATTTTCGGCCCAGGTACGCTAAGGCGAACCTGGGGCAGCCGTCCTTACCTGTACTGTCTCGGCAGTTCAGAGAATTCCAATATGCTCGTTACCGTTTCCGGTGCGACGGGCCAGGTCCTGCCTCCAGCGGCTGGCGGCGAGGCTGCTGCTGTGCAAGGGCGAAATATGATCGCGCATCATCGCGTCGTACTCAACCTTGCGCTTTGCCTCCGCCTGTTCTTCTTCGTACTGAAACCGCAGTAAGTACTCCTGTGCGCGAGACTCAGCACTGCCGCGCCGGCTTTGGATGCCGAAGCTATATTGCGCAATCAAACCCTGCAGCGTGTCCGTCGTGGGCATCTTAGTCCACGGGCCGAAAACCATCTCATAATCCCCACATTCGGGGTAAGGCCCCAACATGGGAGTGAATCCATCGACAGCCTTGTACGAATACCACTCCGCCTGCGTGCCATAACTGGAAGCAGGGAACCACTTCTCCAGGATCCATCCCTCCGCATGGGGATACTTTTTTACCTCGCGCATCTCTGTGACTACGCGGATCGGCCGGTTGTCGTGACGAGAGAAGTGACATCCCGGGGCATCCGGATTGGGCTGAAAATTCAACCCACCCTTCTCCGCCGTCGACAGCCCTGGAGCCCAATCCCGATAAACCCCCGACTCCTTTACCAGGCGATCGCTGCCCACCAGCAACCTCCACTGCGGCTTGCCAAAAGGATTCTTCCCGCCGTAGCGGGTAAGAAAGCGCTGCGTGGCGCCGGGCACAATATGAGTCATGGCTGATCGCCCTTGTGGGTGAACGGCGCAGTCTTTCTGCCGTACCAGTTGGCAGACATGGAGGCATCGGTGCTCTCCAGGTGATAACCCACCACCTCAGGGATAAGAGCGCGCCTCGCCCGCGGCCACTTCTTGGCAAACGCCATATCACCACGTCCGGCATCGGTATGCGCGACGGGATACTCGCAAACACCAGAGACGCTGGGACACCACATCTGAAAGAACCCGATAGGAATATAGCCTCCGCCATCTTTGCTGATGACGCGTGTGCCCAGGGGAAAGGCATTCAAGTGGACGTAAGCATCGCATTCATGCTGCAACACAGGCATCTCGAGAAAACGGTCCCATTGCGCATAGCCCTTAACGCAAAACCTGTCGATGCCATAAATCATGCAGCGGTCGAGGCGTGCATTCTCGAGCAGCAGCCGTGTCTGCGGCGGCAGCGCGATGTCCGCGTCCAAATGCACTACCCATCCCTTCTGGTCGAGCCGGCTCAGGCCCTCATTAATGCCCGCCCCCTTGCAGAACTTATTCCAGCGGGAATTCAGCGCATCGGTTTGGACGCACTCGACGTGATGAAACTCGCAAATGCGCTGCGTATCGCGATCTTCCGCCGACGTGACCACCACGATGCGGTCGAACAAATGCTTGTTGGCTGGAAGCGTGCAGCGCAGAAAGTCGGAGTAGCGGTCACATACCACCACTGCTTCAACCTTGAAGTCAGGATCCGGCACGTTCCCGGAGCTTCCGGGGCAAGGGCATTCATAAGACATTGCTACGCTCTCCACATGTTGACTGGTACGAATCTAATAAGCTGCGGAAATGCCGGATGGTATCACCTGTGATACCATTACCTCGTGAGGGTCGTCCTTGATACTTCGGTGCTTATCGCGGCACTTCGTTCCGGTTCAGGGGCCGCCGCGGAAGTTGTGCGTTTGACGTTGCTAGAAGAGCTAACCATTCTCATGGATTACAAATTGTCGTGTGAGTATCGGACCGTGGCTCTGCGCGCGGAGCACCTGTTAGCCTCAGGTAAGACGCGAGAAGAGACCGAACTGCTTTTGGATATGCTGGAAGCGGTTGCCGAACCGGTGATGGTGGTTATTCGGCACCGGCCATTTTCGCCAGATGCAAATGATGACATGGTATTAGACGTAGCCATCAACGGGAATGCGGACGCAATCGTCAGCAACAATACAAAACATTTCCGAGAACCTGCGAAGCGTTTTCGGCTAGGTCTGCTGAGACCCGTTGAACTGCTGAGCGAATTTCGTAAGAGGAGCTAGAGATTCATGCCCGCCAACCAGAAAAAGGTTACTGTGAACAAGTTTCCACTTCGGATCATGCCATCGATGCGCAGAGTTGCGGAAGACTTCTCTCAAAAGGAAGGCGTCTCGCTCAACCAGTTCATCAATGTCGCCTTAGCCGAAAAGCTCGCCCACCTTCAGCACGAAGAGTGGCTGGCACGGCGGCCCAAAGCGTCGAGCGATTCTATTGCAAAAGCCCTCGAAATCCTGGACCGTCCAACAAGCCACGCTCCCGAGGATGTAGACAAACTCCCGAAGGGCTATGTGTCCGGCCGCCGGAAGTACTCGGGCAAGAAGGCACCCGGAAAGAGATAAGTCAATCCATACCCCAAAAAACAGAGGGCTGAGATGGTTATCTCGGCCCTCTCTCAAGTGATTAGTTGTAAACAGGCACCTTCAGGCCGGTAACCGACGAGATAGCCTGAGGATTGTCGACCGCATACTGCCGCGCGTCGACGTAGTAGCAGCCCTCATTTGCCGTCGGGTTACCCGAAGCCGGATCGTAGATTTGAAACACCCACTGTCCGCTGCGGTTCTTGAACCAGAACGGCGCCTTGCCCCAGACCACCTTGAGCCAGGAACCGAATTCCATGAAGTCGATGCGCGAGTTATCCGCGTGGATATTGCGCACCACTTCACGGCCGGCGATAGTGAACTGGCCTACGTTGGCGGTGAGCCCGTCAAACCCCGGCATCTTGCCGTTGGTCATCAGGATCTCCTGCTTGGCAAAGCCCATCTCCTCATACGCCTGGATCTGCGCCGGATGCGCATGCCATACCTGCGACTTGAGCGCATCCGTGCCCAGGCTCTGTTCCACGCGGCTGAGTGCCGCGCGCAACATGGGGAGCGACAACGGAGCGCCTCCAGCCGTCACACCGTTCGCGACCACGTAATTCTGCGTCCGGTTGATGCCGAGATACGTACCCGTGGTTGCGGTGTTATGGAAATACGGTATGCCGTACAGGAACACAGGGGTGGTGGCTGCAACGCCTGCCACCATGATGAAGTCACCCGCGACTGTGCCCGCGGGCACTGCGTCCACGGTTATGGACTGCACCGACCCGAGCTTGTTGTTGACGTTGTTGACGTAGCAAGTGCCGCGCAGAGTGTAGGTGTTGCTCATCACCTGCAGCTGCTGCCCCTGTGACACGAGCCTGGCGCCCCAAGGGGACGACGCCAGCACAATCGGATTCGCCCCGCCGCCGGCGTAGCTGGTATCCACCTGCGCGATCTTGCCGTCACCCGCTTGTTGCAGGAACTGGTCCCGGTTCTTTGCCATCTGTACTGCTACATCCGCCAGTGTTTTGGTGACCGGGTTCTCGGAAACAACCTTCGGGCCGCCCTCGCCGATGATGTCGACCAAGCGCGAATATTCCACCGGGATGACAGTGGCCAGCGGGGTCAAGGTACCCTGATCCCAGGCGCTGAAATTGCCGGCCGGCAGAATACCGCCGTCCAGGTTGAACAGGGCGACGTTGCCGGGGAATGCGGTCTGGAAGCGCAGGCGAAAACTGCGCAGGGAAACTGGAGTAATCGACCCGCGCTCAGAGATGCGGGCATCCAGTTTGGCCTCCTTTTCAATGAGCAGCTTGATCACCTCGTTCAAGGCCTCGAGCTGCAGCTGCTGTGTTGTTGATGCGGTGCCGATTACGTTCGACATGAGGATTCCTTATCTGCGGCGGGAGCGCCGCGTTGCGCTACGAATTCTTCACCGGGAGGTCATCAGCTGCAGAACGCGCGGAAGAATGAACTCCCTCGCCACCTTGTCAAAGGGCTTACCCGGATTGGCTCGTTGCCACTCAGCCTGCGCGTGGTCGAAAGCTGCGCTTGAGGTCATCGTCGCGCTACCTGCGCCGGCCGGTCCGGTCGATCCCTTGGGCTCGGTCTTTCTGGTGCTGTCGATCTGGGCGTCTACTTTGGCGCGTCTCGCTGCGGAGGCATTGGCAATCTGCACCCCTGCCTCGCGTAGTTCCTCACGCGCCACGTCGGGAAGATACTGCTGCACGGCCCGGTCAATGGCCGCGAGTCTGCGTTGGCGGGATGCGTCGCCAATGGGCAGCCGCTGAAGGGAATGCATTTGATCCTGCAGCGCGGGGTTGGCTTGAATCTTGCGGATCAGCTTGGCGCCGATGGCTTTGGGGAGAATATTCTTCAAGTAGGGACTCACAACGCCGCCCTGCTTTTCCACGTTGGCAATGATCTTGCCGATGCCGTCGTGGATGCGTGTCTGGGCTTCCGCCTGCAAGCCGTTTTCGAATGATCGTCTCTCCTCCACCTTCTCGCCGTGCTGGCGCAAGTTGAGTGCGCGCTCTCGCCGGTCAAGCTCATCTGCCTTGCGCCGCAGCGCGTCTGGCTGTGCCTCTATCGCGGGGGAAGTGGCCGCGGATTCTTCCCTGAGGGTATCCAGTGCATCCTTCACGCGTTGGTCGCGATTGCGTTCCTCCTCATTGCGATAACTGTTCGCCTTGAGGCGTGCGCTTACATCCTGTGCGCGGTGTTCGAGATCCAGTCCCACCACGTTGTCGACAAATCCAAAAAAATCTTCGCCGATAACCGGCTTGCCACTCTGCATCACCACATTGCCGTCAGCATCGCGCTCGTAGGAGAGCTCGGCAATCTTGCTCAGCGAAGCCATGGTGCCTTCGCGCGTAGTCGAGCCGAGGAACGTTTCGCGCACGTCCATCCATGTGGACGAATGGTCATGTGCCGCCTTGGCAGAATCCAGGTCGGGAAATATTTCGCGGTAAGGCTTCAGCTCCGCTGCTTCGCGCGCCGTCTTGTAGAGCTGTCCTTTCAGCCGGGAGTCGGCCTCGAGCAACTTACCGAACTCAGGATTGTCCGTGACCATCTGGCTAAGCACTTCGGGGGTGACGACCGCCTCCAGCTCAAGCTGAAAGTCTTCCTCGGCCGGTGGGTCTTTAGCCGCCGCAACACTTTCGTCAACCGGAACCTCAATCGCCGGCGAAGGAGGTTCAACTACGGTGACAGGCTCATCAACGGGAGCGGACGGCTCCTCAGACGGAGGAAGTGCCGCTAACTTCTCTTTAAGCAGAGCCGCAGCATAATCCTCACGAATAGGAAACTTGCCCGGGTCGACCGTGGATGCCGGAACCGAACCGCTACCGCCGAACGAAGGCGCGGGGGTGGCCGGAGCAGGAGAAACAGCAGGCGCAGGAGTAGGTGCGACTCCCGGAGCGGGAGCCGCAATCGTAGCTTCAGTCATAGATGCTTCTTTCTAGAATTTTAAATGGGTAGCGACCGACGGGTGCCCCACATCTCGCTCGTGTTTCGCGAGATGTGGGATACCACCAAGCTATCCCTCTGACTCTTGACATCGAGATCCGCGGTATCCCACATCTCGCGAACCACAAGCGAGATGTGGGCCACCCGTCATTTGTAGCCGCGACAGATCTCAGCTTTGTAACTTATCCGCTAACTTGATCAGCGTATTAGCCGCCTGCACTTGGCCCTGAATACTGCCACCCGTCGCCGACGGAGGAGTATGCATCAGCCCACCCACCGTGTGGACCACATCATCTATCTCATGCGGAGGAATCTGTGGCGCGGCCGGAGAACCCGCCTCCGCCACGGCAGCCTTCTGCTGAGCCAGCAACAACATCTCCCGGGTCTCCATGGCAACCGCCGCCGTAAAGTATGCCAGCAGATTCTGCCAACCCGCCGGGTTCTCATCGGGAATATCCGAATTCTCCTGGCAATACTGGCGCACCACCTGCTTCAGCACCGTGAAGTCGTCGATGGCCTCATCGGGCATGATGGTCGGCCTCACTTGGCCGGTGGGCCGTCCCGTGCGCGTGTCAATCACCGGCACGGCCTCGGCCTCCAGCAGCCGTTCAATGATCTGCAATACCTTCGACCGCATCGCCGCACCGGGAACCACCATATTCGGCACACCGAGAGCCGTGGCCGCCTGCTCCTGGTTCGTAGGATCATCGAAGATCGCCTGGGCCAACGGATTGCTCGCTGCCGCCTGCATTAAATCCATCCAGCGCTGCCGCAGCTCAGCGGCCGTTACCGGCAGGCCTTGGTCGGTATCCGCGTAGGCGTGGACACTCCCCTGCAGATCATCCAGGCGGATGTAATCATTGCGAAACTCAGAGCCCCGCTCCAGGATGACCTGCCGCATATCGCCCGTGAGATTGTCCTTGGCGCAATTCACCGCCAGCTCATCCGCTTTCGCGTGTTCCTCTTTCAGGTTTTCCCAATAAATGTTCAGCTTGCCCAGCGCAGAGTTCAGCTGCTGTTGCTGTCCGCCGAACGTCTCCACCGACGGGTCACCCGCGCCTCCATAAACCTGCGGAGGAATCCCCGCGAACATCTGCGCATTATAAGCCAGCTTATCCAGGTAGCTGAAGGCCTCTTCATGCATCTGAAACTGAAACTGGTACAAAGCATCGGCCAGGCGGATCGCGCCCGGAGC